TATCAAGCGGAACTGCTAATGAAGATGCATCCTTTTTATAATTAATATATCCTTCAACTTCTCCATGTAATTTAGGAACACAATAATCAATAACTAATTTATTTAATTCTTTTATTTGTTCAGTTAAATTATAATCTTGATTTTTACTGTTTTGTAAATAAACAGCTCTCATTATAATATTTAAAGCATCTGCATTTTGTTCATCAATTATATATTTTTTATTTGAATAATTATAAACACCTGCACGTAATCCATTTTGTATTATTTGAACATTAGTCATAGAAAAAAATAAATTAGATAAATTAGTATTTTGTTGTGTATATTTTAAATTTTCAAAAGTAGTTCTATTATCAATAGTAATCTTATCTTGTAAAAAAAAAGGAGTTCCATTTTCTAATGTATTAAAATCTATTCTTCCGTTCATTATTATAATATTATATTTAATTATATGATATATTACAGAAATTTATTAATTTCAACTATTTTGTCTGTTTTAATTTTATTAGCAATTGTCGGATATATAATGTATCAAAATAAAAATAAAGGCACATATCCACCTGTATTATCAGATTGTCCTGATTATTTTTCTTTAAATAGTGATGGAAAATGTCAAAGTAATGGTGTTTGGCAAAATTTACCAGGTACTACAGCTTATGTACCAGCAGTACCAGCTGTTCCAGAAGTAAAAGCGTCTGCAGTAGGGGTTACTCCAGTAGTAGCATATCAAGCAGGAATACCAGCTGTTGCTGAAGTACCATATAATGAAGGTTGTCAAGTTATTGATTTTAAAACAAATAAAAAATATGAATTACCTGGGTCTGGTCTAAATAGTGGATTATGTTATAAAAAAAAGAAAGCTCAAGAATGTAAAATAACATGGGATGGATTAACAAATAATTATACAATATGTTAAAAATGAATATAATATGATATTTAATTTATATATAATGGAAAAAATAATACACTATATAAATAATTCTAATAAACCTATATTTGTATATGGTAAATCTGGTTCAGGTAAAACTTCTTTATTAAAAAAATTGCCTTTTTCAGTTAAATTTATATCTATACAAGATATAAATTCATATGAAGAATTAGTAATTTTTTCTCAACCATCAATAATACATAAATTAAATAATAATAATGAAAAACAAATATGTATTATAGATAATATAGACTATTTACAAAATAATGATAAAAAAATATTAACTTCATTATTAAAACAATTTAAAATAGATGAGAAAAAAAAATATATTAATAATTTTAAAATTATTTTATGTGGAACTAATAATTATGATAAAAAAATTAAAGAAATAATTAAATTTTGCAATGTTGTAACTATGCAAACTAATAATCATATTTTATTTAATAATTATGAAAAAAATATACAAAACAATATTAAAAAAATTATGACAAAAGAATTAAAAGAAAATTATATTATTGAAAATGAAAAAGCAACACAAAGTTTACTATTTCATGAAAATATTATAGATTTAATAAAAAATAAAAATGATATTATGTTTTATAAATTATTTTTGCAAAATTTTTGTATTGGAGACTATTTTGACAGAATAAGTTTTCAAAAACAATTATGGATTTTTAATGAAATTACATATTATTTTAAAATATTACATAATTATAGTTTGTATAAAAATTCTAAATTAAATACAAAAAAAAGTAATGATTATAGATTTACTAAGGTTCTTACTAAATATAGTAATGAATATAATAATAATAATTTTATTATTGAAATGTGTACTAAATTAAATTGTTCAAAAAAAGAATTATTTTATTTAATAACAAATAAAAATACTATTAATTTATCACAAATTGAAATTGATAGATGTACTACATTTTTTCAATTAACAGTTTAATTATTAATTAATTTAACTAATTGATTTATTTGTTTATTTTTTATATCTAAATCTTTTTGTTTTGCATCTAATTCTTTATTTTTTGTATCTAACTCTTTGTTTTTTGCATCTAATTCTTTTTGTAATATTAAATTTTCTTCAATTTTACTTTTTAATGCATTAATAATTTCATTTTGAGACAATACATAATCTGTACCATCTGATTTTTTAACAGTAACTTGTTGTGTTCCATTTTTCTCTCTTTCTTCATCTCTTTTTTTAATTTCTTCAATTACATCTGGTTTATATTTTATATTACCAGGCTCATATACTCTTAATAAGTCTACTATTTCTGTTGTATAAAAATTTTGTAAATGTATATTTTTTATAAAATTTTTTACTTGTAATGCAGATTCATGACACATTTTATTATTAGAATCAATTAATTTTTTTTTATCAAATGTATTTTGGTCATGAGAAACTACAAGAATAGTTTTTAAAGGGTCTAATTGAATAAATGGTATAGTATAATTTTTTAAAAAAAATTTTTCTTCTGCCAATATAGCATCATCTTCATATTGTGTTATTTTTAGTAATTGACGTTTGAATGCAAATGTACCTGCAGTTGCATGATTTGGTCCATAGGGTCCAAACCGATACATTTTATTTATGGTATTAAACCATATATGTATTTCACTAGAACCAGCACATAATGCATTGCTATTAATTAATTTATTTACAGCATGTGAAATTCTATTTGGTGGATAATAATCATCATCATCCATATAAACAATTATATCATTATCATTTTTGTAATTACATAATTCATGCATATAATTTCTTTTTTTTCCTAATGGAATTTTATTCTCTAGTTTTATATATTTTACAAATGGTATATCTTTAACTAAGTCTTCAATTGTATCAAATCCATCATCTACTATTATCCATTCAATTAATTCTTTGGGATAATCTTGAGCTAATACACATTGAATAGTACCTTTAAAAAATGGTCGTCTATTAAATGTTGGTGTACATATACTAACTCTTGGCAGATTAATATTACTTTTTTTATTTTTTTTATTTGTCATTCATTTATAATATAAATTCTTTTTATTTATTAATTAGTATAAAATAAATTATTTTTTATCTTTCATAATATTATTTGTATTAACTAAAAAATCTATATATATAACTAATGTAGTAAATAGAGTTAATACCGCCCATGTACCAAAAATAAGTGATAAATTAATATAATCAGGAAATACAAATTTATTTTTAATTAGATTAAATAAATAAAAACCTATACCATAAATACCATATATAAATACTTTTCCTGTTATAAATAATGTTACTATTACAGGAATTATAAAATATCCTAATATTCCAAGCACATAATTATAATTACCACATTTAACAGTTTTACTTGCTGTAGTTGAACCTTTTTTATTAGTCTTCTGTTTCTTTTTCTTTTTTTTATTATTTTTCTTTTTATTACTTTTCTTTTTACTACTTTTCTTTTTATTACTTTTATTTTTTTTATTTTTGGCACCTTCTCTTACATTTAAAGAAATACCAAACATCCAAGCCACAATAAAAAATAATAAAAATAATATTAAAAATGGACCTTTATTAGATGATGTTACCATTCCATATAATAGATATCCAAGATATGTAAATATATTCATACTTAATAAAAATAGAAATAATGCTATAATTAATGATAATAAATTAATACCAACATTATTAAAAAATGATTTAGTAGATGGTTTAATACTACTAAGTTTATTATAAAATAGATTAAAATAAGATAAAAAAAATGTGTTTATTATATACATTAATAAATAAAAAAATCCATAAAAAAATAAAATAATAACAACCCAATTAAAACCATTCTGAGGACTAATATCAATATTCATAAAACCCTGAATAGAGTTAACTATTAAATTAGACATTTTTAAACATATAATATATGATGCAGATAAAATATAAAACATATATGAAAATAAACTCATATCTGATAAATCATTTTGGAAACAATAATTATTTATTAAATTATTAAAATCTGTATTGTCAAATGTTTTATTAGAATCATCTGATTTACAAAAACTTTCTATATTTATTGTATAATCAACTAAATTTTCAAAATTAAGTTTTATATTTTTATTATTTATAGGATTTTTACTATCTTGTAGATTATAAAAAATAATTATTAATAATATAATTATTATAGCAAACATATATGCAATATTTTTAATAACTTGTAAATTCATATTTTTAATATTTGAATTAGTACTCATTAATAATATATTGATATTTTATAATGGAGATATTATTAATTATATTATTAATAATAATTATTTTTATGATATTTAAAAATAATAAAGAAACATTTAGTCAAGATTATTATCCTCATGAATATAATTCAAACCAAATACCTTGTAATAAAAAATAATTAAAATTTTAATTATCTAAATTTTAATTTTAATTATCTAGAATATACTAATCCAGCTTGGCCTGATAAAAATCGTATTATATTATATCTCTCTTCTATAAAATTTAAATTATATGAATATTCATATAAATTTAAGGATTTAGTATTTCCAATTGGGGTGCCATTTATATCACATATAACTTGATATGGCGTTGTTTCATCAAATGGTGGCGTATGTGTATTAAATTCTAATTCTATAACTTTAAATTTACTTAAATTAATTGCACCTGAAGGTTGTAATTCATATGGGTCTGTATTTAAACAATAGTTATATACATATAATCCATCATCTGAATTTCCCTTAGACATTTTATATTTTTCAATATAATTATAAATACCTGCGTCTAAAAG